ATACTATGTGGGACGACCTAGAAACTCCAACTAAAGTGATTGAGTTCATGGAAAAGAACGGAGTTAAACAAGGGAAATGGCTACGTCATGAAGGAGTTGACGCTTGGTTCAAAGAACGAATCATCTGGTTCAAAAATAAATTGAAAGAGGCTTAAATGGATAATATTGTAGAGTGCATTCATTGCAATAGCAAAAACGTGATTGGTCGCGATTATAATAATAATTATGTATCATTTGAATGCTTTGATTGCGAAAAATATTTTACGGTAAAAGATTAATATTAAAAATAAAAACTTTTTGCTTGACGGCTTAGAGTTTTTTTGATATACTTAGTACATCGAGTTAAGGAAAGAGGAAAAATGATGAAATTTTATAATAAATGTGTATGTTGTGGAGAAAAAATAGAAGTATTTCCAGAAGCATACGACTGCTTGGAAGACTTAGACGTGCCTATGGTTTGTTCAGAAGAATGTAATGAACAAATGAATAATATTGTAAAGTGCGTTCATTGTAATAGCAAAAATGTGATTAGTTGTGACTACAACGATGACTATGTGTTATTTGAATGCCAAGATTGTAGAAAAGCCTTTTCAGTAAAAGATAATAATCATTTGGATTACATCATACAAATAAAGGAAGTTTAAATGGACTTATAGCACAAAATAGATTGAAACTTTAGGCTTGACAGCTTAGAGTTTTTTTGATATACTTAGTACATCGAGTTAAGGAAAGATGTAAAATGATGACAAAAGAAAAAGCACTTGAAAAAATTGAAATAATTTATAAACTTAATGGTGATTTTGACCATGCAACTAAGTACATAACCGGTTTATACGGGTTGACTCCTGACTTTTGGAAAGAAAACTTTGATTTTATAAGTAATAAAATGATTGCCAAGTACCCTAACTGGTGCTACGGAGGCATCGTCTAATGGAGTTAGTCGAATGCCAAACCTGTGGAAGTCACTCAATAACTAATGGTAAATGTGATTATTGTAGAAACCAATACGAAGTAAATGAAGATAAATTGTTTTACGGTAATTCAATAGAGGATGATTCATCATTAGATGATGATATAACTTTTCAAGATACTTCTGCTGGTAAACTAATACTTAAAATCATGATTTATACTTTAGTGTCTATTATTTGGCTTGCAGTAACTGTGTTTATTCCGCCGCTATTTATAATAACAATTATTTTATTAGTTGTTTATGTGAGTTTTCGCTTGACAATTAAAAGAAAATAGCTTATAATAGTATATGGAATAAAGGAGAAATAAATGAGTATTGAATCAGTAGTTTGTAAAATTATTACAATAGCATTAGTTGGGATTGGACTATATGCTTTTTTTACATTAGTTGACCTGATTAAAACGAAAGGGGGCAAATAATCAAAACAAAATACTTACATGACAAAAGGTATTGCCATTGCTTCGATATCCCAACAAGTAATGGTTCAGGAGTTTGCAAAGATTGCAGAGGATACGTAAACATCTGTTATAGTTGCGATCGCTGTCTACATTGCTGGTGTACATCGCAGATTGAACTGTTTACCGAATATGATGAACCTAAGTTGCTAGAGCTTATAGAAAACTGGAATAAATTTTATCAAACTAGAAAGACAAAGAACAGTTAATGTTTGACAAAGGAAAAGCAATTTGATAGAATGTAATTATGAAAGAGGTGCAAAGATGACAACCGAAGAAATAGTGCAAAACTATCAAGAGCAATTGCAATTTGTAAGCAAATACCCTAATGTTATGGAAAAATACAGACAATCAAATTAAGGAGAACAAAATGGAAGAATATGATGTAAATGTAAGAGTGGAGCTATTCGATATAGTAAAAGCTCATAACGAAGACGAGGCGGTTAAAATTGTGGAAGAAAAACTTTTGAAAGACCAGTCATTGTTAATGGACAACTTAGAGTTCGAGGTAAATGAAGCATGAAAGATACAGTAAAAACTTTAATGATAGTTGTAGGTGTCAGCTTTGCGTTTATAGCTGTTGCATGGCTGGCTATGATTGCAATTTTGAGTATTACATGGATTGGAGGAATTATCTAATGAATTTTAAAAAGAATAGGCACTATGCTAATGAATACGGTGTGGAACTTAACGAATACTTGAAACATAATTTTAACTACGAAGAGCTTGCAGGTTGGTATACAATGCAGGTATTGAAGTATCTAGTGAGAGCTGGTAAGAAAGATGGTGAAAGCTACGACAAAGACTATAACAAGGCTCTAGACTATGCAAACGAACTTGCTAACTTAAGTAACGAGAACAAACTCACATACTACACTACTGAAGATATTATAGGCTTTGCACAAGATATAGCAGATGATTTTAAACAATGGAAAGTAGAAGAAGATGAGTTATTTTATATCTGTATTCCAGAGCCTGATGACGTTAA